TGCTGCCTGTTACGAGCGATAACTTGTCGCCAGACGTGTGATGCGTTGGTCTTCGAAAGAGTATCCAGCTCGTCGATGTCCGCATCCGCGTGCTCGTAACCCACAATGCGATTCGGGTTCTCCATCGATCGGAATATGATCGCGCCATAGCCATGAATGGTAATCTGATTGATCGGCGTCTTTTGCAGCCGATACGGAAGTCCCATCGCCGTGAGTATCTCTTCGAATCTGGGCCACGCGATTACCCGGATCAGATCGTAAGTCGGCTCGTAGAAGCCGCGATTCGTGCCCGGGTTCGAGATCAGTCCGAAGATAGACCGCAGAATAGCCGCTTCCGTCTTGCCAGCGCCGAATCCAGCGACCAGCGCCGGGAACCGAGCCTCCGAGACCATGTAGTTATATTGCGGCAGCGTTGGCCTAATTTGCGCCATCTGGCTTCACAATTTGCAGAGTGATATTGTGATTGCCCTGCTCTTGCTCCGTCTCGCGCCATCCTGCCTGAGTCTTCAGATAGAAGATCGCTGCGGACGTGTTACCGTCTTCGGCTTGCATAATGAGAGATTGAGCCATGCGACTGATCGCTTTGGCCTTTCCCCTTTTATACGCATAGAAAACTTCTGGCTGGCGACCTTCAACTTCCCTGAAAGTAGTATCAGAGATGCCCATATGGTCGGCAAGTTGCTTTTTGGATAGCACTGCGGCCAGCGCTTCGACCTGTGCGATTTGAGTGTCATCGAATACGATGAGCGGACGACCACCGCCGTCGCCCTGATTTCCTTTCTTCATTTGCAGCCCCGCGCAATGATAGCGACGCCCCAAGCATCGCACCCGCAGAGTATAGCACAATCAAAGCTTATAGAATAAATGGCTTCCGATGGCCTGAGTCAGCTCCCCGGAGTGCGACCAGTACGGATTGACCGACTTCGAGTGATAGTGAGTCGCTCCATTTGTTACCGGGACGAATTCACCGTTTAGCGCTTTACTTGCTACCAGTAGAGCAGTTCGCCAAGATTCATGGTCTCTGACCGTCTCCGGCTTCCTGTCGCAGTAGAACGTGAACTGACACTGGTGCTTGATCGGATGCCCTCCCCAGTATCGGCCCTGCTTAACGACCGAGCAGTGATCGTCCGGGAACCGAGAGTCTTGAACCCGGTTCTCGATGACCTCCGCGACCGCTATTAACCCGGCGATCTGCTGCTCTCCCCGGGCTTCGAAGTAAACAGCCATTGCGACGCATAGCAGCGGACTAATCACTTTTCTGCGCCTTCATTTCTTTTACGGATTGCAATAATTTAAGCCCCAGCTCTTCGCCTTCTTTGCAATTTTCCACATTTTCGAGCTGTTTTTTCTTGCCGAATATCCGGTCGAAGTTCTCGTCGAACTTCTTCCGGTCGACCTTTCTCGGCTTCGATCCTTTGCCGCCAGACCATGCCCCGCCGCTCACTGGTCGCCCTCCTTAATGAATAACCCCTGCTCGCTCATGTAGCCTTTGCGGTCTTTTATGTCCTCATACGCTACCGCTAGACAGTCTGCGAGAGTCGTCCCCTGCATTAGAGCCAGATTATTTAGAACCACTAAGCAGTCGCCAATATCATCTCGGGTATCCCTGCCCTTTCCGATATTGTCTGCCAGCTCTCCCATCTCAGACATCAGCTTGAGACACTGAGCCGCCCTGCTGCTGTTCTGGATTATCTTGCGATCTAAACTCCATGCCGAGCACTTATCGATTAATTCTTGCATTTGTTTTACTCCTTAAATCCCACTTCGAGCCGTGCTCTAGTGAGCTGAATTCTGCGCTTCCTACTTACCCGGAATTTGCCTTTCCAGACGACGATGTAGTAGATCGCCCGGTAAGTCTTTGCGCACCACTCAGCTTCCTCCAAAGCGTCTTCGAACTTGTCGAATAAAATCATGATAAATACGCCTTTATGATTTCTGCCGCCGCTTGCGGGACGATGGCGTTACCCGCTCCGCGCAATATGCCCACTCGATTGGGTATCCCATCAGCCAGAGGGAAAATCTCGGGTTCAACTGGGATGGGCCTTTTTTTTCCGTCGTAGCATCTGACTGGCTCGGAATCAGCCCAGAAACTTGCTGGCTTAAAGGAACCCCCGTGTCGTGCGCTCTCGGGGGTCTTGTCCCGCGATTTGGATCTGTGGCTGTCGGAGTTGCCCAGAGCATCTCTTTCGCCATGCTTGATAGTTCCTTCTTGCCTATGCCTGAACCCTTCGCATCGCTTGTTACTGGAGTCGGCCACGAACCAAAGTCTTTCCCGTCTATGTGCTGCTCCAATGCTCGCAGCCGGAAGTACAATCGCCCCGACGGCGTAGTCGCACGATTCCAGATCGATTTGCGTTCTATCGAGCCATCCGTATCTAATTGATGCGCCAACTTGCTCTCCAAAGATTGTTGAAGGTTTATGCTCTTTAATGAGATCGAACCAGACGGGCCATAAGTCTCTGTCGTCGCTCCCTCCGCTTTTCTTTCCAGCAGATGAGAATGGCTGGCAGGGCGGGCTTCCAGTCCAAACAGGTCGATCTGAACTCCACCCGGCGAGCTGGAGCGCTCTACTCCATCCACCGATTCCGGCGAAGAAGTGACACTGCGTAAATCCCTTAAGATCTTCTGGTCTGACATCTGCAATGCTCCGGGAATCGACTTCCCCATCTGGAATTAATCCATCTTTGATTAGCTCTCGCAGCCAATCGGCTGCGAAAGAATCCCATTCATTGTAGTAATTCACGCCTTCGAGAACTCCGTTTCGAAGTCAGCGATCAGCTTGCCGAGTGCCCTGAGTTCAGGCATCTGAATATTGATGTGCGGCTCGTCTGGCGATTGATCTATGCCGAGATTGTCGTCCCAGATGCGCCATGCGAGATGCTCATACTTGCAGAGAATGCGAGATGCGTTATCTATGAGCCGTTTGCGCAGTTTAAGTACCACTGGTGACTCTTGATAGTATTCGCGGTCGAAAGCGAGCAGATAGAGATCTTTAGCGATATCGGCGTCTCCGTCGATCGCTTCGTAGAGATACGACATGTCGGAGTAGTCTTCGATTAGCCGAACGGTATTCCGTAGAGCTGAGAGAGATGGTTCGAACTCGCCAAATTGTATGTATTGGTCGACGTTCGCTTCGATGTGAGCTTCGATGGCTCGGTTGAGTTTAGCTGTGATTTCCATAATTTCCTCCCGGGGAAAATTTTAGTCTTCAAAAAAGTCGCAATTATCTGCGATCCATTCCAGTCGATCGATCTCCATGTCGTTCCTGTCTTCGTCTTGCTCGTCCTGCCACCGATCCAGATCGGCGTCTAGTGAGTCCCTTTCCATGCTTCCCCCTTAAACCAGTAAAAGTAGATTATTTTTGCGAGCGTAATTTCTATGCTCATCCGTATCTTCGAAGATTTCAGAGTCGAATACCAGCTCTTTGCTGTCTTCGTTTTCTCGTAGAATTCCGACGATTCGAACCTTTTCTCGAACCGGGTTCTCTTCCGAGACTTTGTACAGAAAAAGACTGTCGCTTACCAGCCAGACGTTTCCGTCGTCGCCATTGAAGTATTCGACCTTTTTCTTGGATATAAGCGGCTCCAGATTCTGCCACTTAGTTATAAGCGCGGGAGGCAATACCATCGCATTCGGAATCGCTTCCTGTCGATGTGCTGCCTGAGAGAGATTCTTCGCTCGGTAGATCGTTATCGCTCGCATTTGCTTTGCCCCTAATTATCCAAAGTTCGTTCATTTTTGAGTTGAGACTATCGCAAGAATCGCAGATAGATCCCCGAGATGGCAAATGAATCCCGCAGACCGCGCAATTCCTGCTGTTGTTGTGATATTTCATTTTCAGCCCTCACAAGTAATCCCCTGATTATACTGAGGCCACCCGAACTCGCCATCAGTTTCGGCGAATAAAGCGGTCATCTGGCAGTAACGAGCCTCTTCGATGTTGGCTTCGTCTGCGTCCGTAGCGCCGACAATCAAAAGAACCGTGAAGACTAAAAGAACCGCTGCAAGTGCGAGCGTGTTAGTAATGAGATCGCGTTCCGTTATTGAGTTACCCATAAAAAGCCACCGAACCTTTATTTTCGCTCTGCATAAAATCTTCACCAAAAGCGAACGCCATTACTTGAGCCTTTTGCTCTGGAGTGCATTCAGAGATCTTGTTGTTTTCTAAGATTTCAATCATTTGCTCTGTGGTTAAAAGAGCAGATGCTATTTCTTGAGCTGCCGCTCTCGCTTCTTTGTTGAAAGTGCGAGTAGAAACTTCTGAAAAATCCACTCCGTTAATTTCCATTTGATCCTGAACTCTTACTGCTTCTTCGATTGTAATCTTGAGAAGCGATGCGATGTTTTTAGTGTAAATATTCATTTTTGAATCTCCTGATAAGTGTGTTTGTGTTGCTGTCATGAGTATTTATATAACAAAAAGAACACTTTTGTACACTTTTTTCACACTTTTATTCATCTGAACATTTTCTTGCTATATTTCGGGGACTTAGCGTGCGCGATTTGTTGGGATTTTATGTAATTTGCGACCTCCGGGACGATTTCTGCCTTCAAATTTACCGATAATCCCTTCGGCCAGACGCCGAATTTCTTCTTATACTTGTGCGATGCCCATCCGTCCTTCCAGCCTCTTTCGCGTGAGTAGCGCAGAAGATTCGAATACCACATAGACTTTTGATATTTGCTTGGCGGTTCTGGCTTGTCGTCGATCCTTACCAGCATCGTGTTATCTGACTCCAGTCGCTCGGTGATTGTTAGCTCGTATCCGCAAGCGCAGCGCAGCCCCATCATTATCTTTTTGCATTTCGGGCACTCTGTAGTCGTTCCGTCTTTCTTCTCTTTCTTTTCGAGCTGGTTCTTCTCTGCGAATTTGCGCTCGCCATCATCCAGTTCTGAGACGTTCATCCGTTCCGCGTAGCCGAACCTGCCCACGTTTCCGGCGTGATCGAGATAGATGGCGTACGGCTTGGAGTTATGCAGTCGCTGTATGCGTCCAGCTCTCTGTTGGTAGGCGATAGCGGACTTCGTTGGACTGCAATCGATCAAGCATCGAGTCTGGGGACTGTCGTATCCAACTCCGAGCAGCTTGGAGCAACTGAGAATCTTAAACTCCCCGGCTTCGTGTCCCCGGTATAGTTCGGCTCTAGTCTTCTCGTCGGTATAGCCGTCGATATGCTGCGCCGGGACTCCCTCAGCTCGGAACATCTCGACCAGATACTTTGAATGCTTGATTGATGGCGAGAATGCGACGCTTTGAGAGTTCTCTCCGTGCTCTAGCCAGTTTCGAATGATGTCGCCAGTGAGTTGCTGGTCTTCTTCGGTCGCCCGGGCCAGTTCGTTCGGATCGAAGTCGCTGCCGCCAGTTGCGAGCGCTTTGGCTTTAATGCCTTTTGTGCTGATCTTAGCGCCGCCATAATAGTGAACCGGGGCGAGATAGCCTTTCCCCAGTAGATCAGCAGCAGTGCATGGCACGACCAGATCGTCCCAGAATTTTCCTAATCCCTTCGAGTAGGGCGTCGCGCTCAATCCCACGAATTTGACGTTGGAATAGCGATCCATTAGATCAGTGACGACTTTCCACGGCGTATGCGCTTCGTCGACAATAGCGAAGTCGAACTCTGGCGGTCGTCTGCGGCGGGCGATGGTTTGGATCGATGCGATCTGAATCTGCTTGCTCGGGTCAGTCTTCCAGTGATCGGCTTGAATCACACCGAAGTCCAATCCCATCGCTTCGAATGCGTCCATCGTTTGCTCGACCAATCGAACCCGGTCTGCCATGAACATTACTCGACGCCCAGACTCCGCTGCGCATTTCATCATGTAAGCCGCTGTTACCGTTTTCCCGAACGAGCAGCAAGCCGCCAGCATTACCCGGCGATTCCCCTGCTTGAATGAGTCGCGGATCATTTCGACCGCTTTTATCTGGTGATCTCTTAATTCCATAATCGCCTCCCGACGAACATTTTTGTTGTTTCCCTAAACGACGCGCACGCCCGGTCTTTTTCTCCCGCAGATACTGGTAGCTTATCCTACTAATTGGGAAATTTTCCCAAACCCAGAACCTTCGTCCGCCGAAGCGAATGGCCGTAGCCATGATACTCAATATCCCGATCCACAATGGTGAATCGACTCCCGGTTGATCGACGTCTCTCGACGTGTGGATCAAACGCAGCATTTGGATAAATAACTCACACTCCGCTGATATACTGTATAGCTCTGCGGGACTGGGCCGTCAGACCGGTAAGGACGGTGACCAGATTTTGTTGAGTGCTCGTCTGTCGCATTTCTGCCGCTGTTTTAAGCCTCAGCTCGGCATATTCTAGAGTTTCGGTCTGAATCCATCGCACCGATTGGCTTAATTCGCCAATTTTTAGTCAGATTTGCTATATTTTGTGGATTTCTTGACTTGATGCGCTAGATATTGCGATAATTCCTGCATCGGAACCCGATGGGCTAAATCTGTCTAGTGCATCGGCCAGAGTCCTATAACTCGCCCGACTGGTCTCAGTATAACTCGTCGCGAGACGCTCTTCAATACTGCGTTCCAAAAAGAAGCCTCAGACCTCCCGCTGGGGCTTTTTTTATTCTTCGCCGAAAAGATCTATCGGCTTTCCTGCCGAGATCTTTTGAATCAGCTTCTCCCGGTTCCGCTCCTTCTCCTTTCTGAGCTGGCTCATCTCCAGATTCATCCGGGTAGCGAATGTGACGTCTCGCATCTCGATGCCTTCGGTTATCTGTCCGAACTCCATCTGCTTGATCTTGCCGCCCCGGGCCAGATACTCGGCGATATGCTTGTCGAGAATTTCTCGCAGTTCGTCTTTTTGTTTTCTGTGATCGATCAATTCTTCATCCTCAAACATAGCGCTCTCGCCCTACTTTAGAGACAGCTCCCGCTCGCGGAGTATGGCCTGATCGAATGCTTTGCAGTCGGTGCAGTACCATCCAACTCGATACGGCTGATATGTGTCATCTGTGGATCGGTGATTAAACCCGACAACTTGCTCCATAATGCTGCCGCAAGTGCACGACTTGGTACTGAAATCATCGGAACTTTCTTTCATATAGTTTTGCTCTTTTTGTGAATATGCGTTTTACCCGATCAAGATACTCGGCATCGAATCGTCTTGGCGAGTTATCCCGCTCTAGTCTCTCGACTCGATCCAGCCCTATGCGCTCGATCAGCCCTGCCCGGTATCCTACCGCATTTCCGCTGAGATACCGATTACAATACGCGAGCTGACTGTGGCAGTTGAATAAATTAAATTTAAGCCCGGGAGCTGATCCCCGGCTTCGATAGTGCCCGGCGTCGACCGAGCCTCCGTGCTTTATATCGCCCTGAGAGCGCCCGCAGCAGATACACGGCTTTCCCATGTCTCTTGCTCTTATGTAGCGGTTAAAAGCCGCCTGAGCGTCTCTCACGCGGTCTGAGCGCGTCTTGAGCCGTTCCTTTGTCTCTTTGACGACCTTCTTCTCTGCGGATCGGTGAATTTTCTTCGCTGCGGAGCTTCGAGAGAACTCGATCAAGTGCTCCATCGAGCAGAATGCCTTCAGACTACCGATCACCGCTGATTCGGCTTCGACCTTCTTGCGGCAAAGTGAGCAGCGTCTAGTCCGCATTATTTAGACCGAGATGGTCTGAGTACGGCTTGAGATACTTTCGCCAGAACTCCAGTTCGACGGCGATCAGCTCGTTATATGTCTCTTTGACCTGCTGGCGGTCGAGATTAGCCAGCCCGATCTTGAGCTGGTCTTCGGCTTTGTGTACTGGTTCTAATAAGTGAGCAGCCATGTCTGCCTCCTTTATTTACGATTTTGCAGAATTATGTCGAGCCTTTGCATATCGTTTAGATCTCGAATATATGCGACCTGAGCATCTACTTTTTCGATAAAATTATCTTTCAGTTCTCCGCTCTTTACAGAGATCCCTATATTTTTCCAATAATCTTTTTTTTCTGCGAATCCCAGAAGAAAAATATCGTGATCGTTTGCGTAAGTGAAAACGTAAAGATCGCAATCCTGTTCTTTCTGAGAATGCGGAATTCGCACTATATAGTTGTCTTGCGGTATGCCTTTCGACTTCTTAGTCTTAACGTCTATTCGATAGCCTCCGACAATGAAATCAAAGTCATATGAGCTTTTTGCGCAATATTCAAAATCGATTTCCATATCACGCAACCACTGAGCAAATGCTATCTCTCCAAGCGTTCCTGCAACCTGCCCTTCTCCGTTGGGAATGATTGTGGTCGCATTATATGCGAACCCGGTGTTCGCTTGATTGGCGTAATTTAGCCATGAAAGGAATATCTGATATTTAATCATTTTTGCTGGGCCACTCCGGGATTCTGATTCCATGTGTTTGCGCCAGATGGCGAGAGATTGTTTCGTAGATCTTATTATATTCGCTGCGCTCCGGGTCTCGTGTCGACTCTTCCCCGACCATTATCTTCTGAATCGGTCGCCAGAGATGATCCTTTGCCGAGTTCACCGTCCACGGAATATCGACATTCGGCTTCAGCGTCTTCTTCATGTCCAGCCCGGCGTCGTTTAGCGTCTGCGCGACCTGCCCGAGCCAGAGATGGAGTGCGCTGTTCTGCGCCATCGTTCGCGGCTTCTTCGTCGTGTACTGAATGGCGATGTGCCCGTGCTTCTCGAATAGCTCTTCGATGTGCTTAATAAATAGCTCTTTTGATCTCTTATCCTTTACCGTCCAGCCTTCCATGTCAGTCTCCCGTCTGATCTGCGTAATCTGTGCCAATCTGCTCGGGAATGTGAACCCGGCAATCTATGTCTCGATGCAAGCGTTTTGCTAAATTAAACGCAACTGCTTGCCCGGTAAACGATCTATCTGCGTCTGCGAATATGTGCAGCGTTGCCACTTGGCTCGGCGGCTCGAACTTCTCCAGCATTCCGGCGGTCGCAGCAGCCCAGCACGGAATCTTGAACTTCTTCATGACCGCTAGAGCTGTCTCGACGCCTTCGGCTATTCCCATCTCGGCATAGATATTCGTGAGTCGTATCGCGCCGCCAGTTGTCGGTCTGCATGGCGGCATGATCTTCTTGGCAGACGGAACCACCGCTTTCTGCCCGTTAGCTGTCAGATAGGTGACGTGCATCGTCGCCGGGAGTCCGTTCTTATCTGAGAAGACGCAAACCATCGCCGGATGCTTGCCGAGAGACTTGCCGCCGTCCCAGTATTCGAGACCGGGATGGAATCCGATCTTCTTGCAGTTCGCTAGACCGCGATTTCGCAGATAGAGAGTCTTAGCGTTTATCTGTGATTCGTAATCGAGACCGAGACGGATGGATTCGAGCCGCGCTTTATTCTTGGCGAGATCTGGCTCGACTGGCTTGCTCGGCTTTATGTCGCCGACCATTTCTTTGATTTCCTGCGCGACCGCTGACTTGCTCATCCCAGTTATCTCGGCAGCGAGATCCCAGCCGGAGCCGTTGCCGCATTGATTGCAGAAGTATTTGCCGTCGCCGTTGTGATTAGTGAATCGGAATCGATCTTTCCCGCCGCACATTGGGCAGGGCGCGTGCTTACCATTTAGCAGCGACTCGTCGATGCCGAGTCTTCCGAGAATCTCGTGCCATCGATTACGCGAGAGCTGCATTAAATCAGTCATGGTAACAATCCAAGAAGTCGGCGAGACTCATCCCGAAGACTGCGGCAATTTCTACGGCCCGGGATAATTTTATGTCTTCGCTTTTCTGCCAGCGCGAAACCTGCTGCGGAGCGACTCCGATTTCTTTTGCTATGTCAGAGATTCTAGTATGCGAGCCAGCTTGAGCTGCCCGGATAGCTTTGCCGAAATCTACTTTTTGTGAGATAGTGTTATTGCTCATTTTGTTACTTTCCCCGAAGTAAGAGTATTGCCCGGTGCGGTTTTCAGCTTCCGCACCGGGCTTTTTTCATCAGAACGGAATATCGTCCCCGAATGTTTCATTATTGTCGCTTTTTTGTTGCGGTTTTTCAACCGGAGCGTCCTTAGCCTTAAACTTAACATCGAACGCTGGCGACCTTTCGTGCGAGCTGGTATTGCGGAACACATTCACCCAGTAAGTCTTCCCGTCGATCTCGCAGTCACCTTTCAGCACCATGTCTTTGTCGTGACGCTGTTCGTGCTTCCATAGACCGCCGCGCATATTGTTATCGTATTCGCTCATTTTTACTTCCCCTTCAGTTTATTTACATTTTCATTAATTGACTCAACCGCATCTGTCACTATCTCTTCGAGTGACTTGATGAAGTCTTCGTCTCTTTTAACACGAATCAGCAGCGGCTTGATGTTCTCGGCATAGCAGAGAAAATCGCAGAACTCCGATTCAGTGATCCATAGCTGGCCCTGCACTTGGGCCTTATATTCCTGCGGCATTCGCGGGTTCTTTTCGTACTCACGCCAATACTTGACCATCGTATGCGGCTGCGGGCACTTGATTTCGATGATCCCTGCCGTGCCTTCGATGAGACCGTCGGGACTCGCCCCGGCGTCGATCGTATCATGCAAGCAGAGACCGATCTCGATTACTTTGGCGTCGTACATAAACTCATAGTACTCCCGGGCTTTCGGCTCCGTAGCAATCCCGTACTGCATCGCTGCGGTCGTTGGAAAGAACTTAGACTCGCCAGTGAGCTTCTCAGCGATCAGCTCGTCGATATAACTGTCAGCAGAT